ATGTGTCCGCTGAAGCGTGCTTCAACGTTCATGCCTAGATCAATTAGGTCCTGGAATTTTTCTTTAGCAAGATCGCTGAGATCATCTAGCTCTTTATCGCTGATGTCTAGATCATTGACAAAGGGCAGGGCCGCATCAATCTTATCAATGGCTAGATCAACTTTTTGGATTATAGCACGATTTTCTTCGATGGTAGTGTTGGCTTCTTCTGGTGTTGTGGTATCAGAAGGTGGTAGGTTAAATAGTTCTTCTAGTTTTTGTGTCATAGTAGAAGTATTTACCGCTTCTGATTTTTGAAGATATCGTATTCGGTTACTACTCTAAAGCGCATATTGTTAGCACGTGCCCACGAATCCGCGGCAGCCCATTTAGCCATGTTGATTGCCACGCTAAGTTTATCACGATAACTACGAGCTGATTCCATTGTGGTTTCTGTTGATGGTTTGACTTCCACTACTTCTGTGTGTTGCTTTTGATTAGCATCAACATAGACTATTAAGAAGTCTGGAACATAGATGGTATTTTTGCCGCTTACAGGATTATAATAAGGTATCTTAACGCTTTCACTGGTCCAATTTAATACTGCTGGGTTATTATCGCAAAAATTCATAAAAGCAAATTCCCAACTACTACGGTAAGTGGGTGTGCGTTTTCCCATATATTTTTCTGGGTTTTTTACTGTGAATTTACCGTTAGCGTATTTGGCCATTATGCGAGTATGGTTCTTTGTATGTATTTGCCAGTGCGAGGACTGTTACTTAATCCTAGTAGGCTAGTACCGGCACGATTAAGATTAAGTAACATAGTTAAGTATGCGTCTAGTTCACTGAGATTATTGTAAGGAACACTTGGTCCTGGTTTAGCATATTGATTACCGCTGCTGGACCAAGTTCCTGTTTGAGAATTATATACATCAGTATCAACTGCGTCTTTATTAGTTTCGCTAGAATATGTTGGACTTGTTAGTCTATTTTTATCGCTAAATTTTTTCAACTGCTCAACTACTGCCACTGGATCTAAACTCTGTTGGATGCAAGTATACACAACAGCGCCTGCAAGAGTTTTCCCTGTTTCCTTATCTCCGGTAATCATTTGAAAATAAGCAACCACAGCATCATTTTCACTAGGCCCAACAGTGGGCTGTTGCACATAAAAATTATTAAAATATTGCTGAGTTTGACTTGTGCCGTTTTCGGTTGGTAGATTTCCTGATGTGGTTGACATGTTCTTTATCCTTATACGTCTGTGCGACCTTGATTGCTTGCACCAAAAATACCAGCAGTGGCCTTACTGATACCCTGTTGAACTGATCCGCTTGTTGGAACGAAAATACTACTCAATGGATTACGACCCTTCATAATACTTTCACCTATCTGGCTTAGATCTACTGCGGGTGTTTGTTTAATTTGTGTATTTGTTCCTGTAAGTATATTTGTAGCATTTAAAACATTTTGCACTGTGCTGCCTAGATCGCCATTTTCAATACTGTTTAGGATACTGTCACCAGCACCAATAAGTGCGCCAAGATTACGCAATGGACTTGAGGTTTGATCATAATGAACTTCAGCAAAACCCAATACTGTACCATTGCTCACAGGACCGGTGTCATATAATACAGATTCATAATTCACTGTCATTGAATGTTCTAAAGGGGCATACGCACCAGCTTCATGTTGACCATGTTGAAAAATTTGTATCATTGGACGTATTAGGTAATAACTACTAAACCGTTTTTGATGTAGACTATAAATTCTTATGCTGGTGATAAAAGGAATGTTACCGGCAAGATCAGTCTTAGGGCTATAGCCCCAATTTTGTTGTTGGCGCTGTTTATACTTGCTGTCATCTTTAAAATTTTCAATAGGATAATCGCTGTCTCTATAGTAGTAGCTGTAGTAATTATACCAAAACTTACGAACTATGTCAGCACTATCATCATGGAAGGTAATAGTAACTGGATCATATGTGACTTTTTCCTGTTGGATAGTTTTTCTGTTATAGGCATTGTGAGTTTTAGTCTGCACAGTAAACTTTGGCAACTGCACCTGTTTGGCCATCAAACCTGTTTCAATTTGGCTTAATTGATCCATGTTAGATATATTTTGATTAACATCTATGAACACATGGAATAGATTATTTAATTTAGGACTTAGCCTATACAATCCATCGATAAATGTTCGTGCGGCATGTTGATAGTCTCTAATGTTTCTATTAGGTGCTATTGACTGTAGTATATCGCCAAAGATATTGTTTTGTGACATAGTCGTTTCCGTTTTATATATTTATCTGATAAAAAAAGCCCGGTTTTTAACGCCGAGCTTTTTGAGGGGTTTCGTCTAGATTAACCAGTTATTACTGTACCTAGTGTACGTGTTAATGTTGCACCAATACCAGAACCTACCGGTGTTTGTAGTGCGTTATCATAACGGATTGTTAATGCTATTGTTACTGGATCATTTGTAGCATAGTTAACATCAGCATAATCAGCTGTGCTTAGATAGCAACCATACAATTCCCAAGTTTCAAGGATGTTAGGAGTATTTGTGCCATTACCGCCATCGAGTATTTCAAGCACAGTAGTAAATTTATAGTCAATACCTGAACTTGCTGAACTTTGTTCAAAGAAGTCGTATTGCTTTTGCATTTGTTCACCAACACGTTTAGCAACTTCACCACCTGAATCATCACGTAGATTACAATTGACTTCTGCCCAGGTTGGCTTACCAGCTAGATAAACTTTGCTGTTATAGATAGGAATTTCAATTGGATCAAAGCTCACGCTTGGACGTTTAAAATCCATAACTTGTTTAGTTAGTTCTGTGCTAGGTTGTGTAACACCAAAATTTAAAAAAGTCACGCGAAAGCGGAACTTTAATTTAGGCATTAACAGACCTTGTGAACTAGCACTCTGATTAGTGCTCAAGGGCACTGTAAAATTTGTTAATGATGCTACTGACATCTTATTTTCCTTTTAATACTATAATAGTATTTACCTGTTTTTACTCAACTTGGGAAGAGGATTCCTCCTCCCATTAAGTGCGTATATTAATTAATAGTTAAAGCCGCGCCAGTATTTTGTAATCGAACTGGAATATAAATGAACTCGATTGCTTTAACTGGTTGTATCGCAATATCAATCCATAACTCGTTGTTGTCAATTCTAACAGGAGTATTGTTTGTTGTATCACAAACTACCAAGAAGTCATAGATCGCACGTTTAGCAACCAAGTCATTAAACACACTGTCAAATACTGATTTAACTTGGCTACGTGTGATAGTGTCATTTGGTTCAAATATGAACGGGCTTGCGACTCTAGCTAAAACTGTTCTTAGGTAAACTACTAGTCTTGCTACATTGATACGGTCCATCGCACTTGCTTGTGCAGCACGTGTTTTTTGACCGTATGCCACTAATCCAACACCCGGTAATACTGTGATTGGATTTACTCTGTCTTGATATAATACATCACGCAACCCAGCAGTTACACCAATCGATTTAAATGTATTGTTATCACTTGTATCAATATAACCAATAGCTGTAACGTTGTCGATTAACCCACGACGCACACCAGCTGGAGCAAACCATGGATAACTTACTGCATCTGAACGAATAAATGTTCTTAGCATCATATGGCTTGGCGGAACTACAACACTTTCACCATCTAAGTTAGTAGCTAGACCGCTTGGATAGTAAACACCTAGGTATTCATTGTTACTTACTAGGCCTTCTTCACCATTGTCTACTGCTAGATTAGTGTTGTTTGCCCAAGCATTAATTTGTGTTGAGTCACTTGGTAAATCTAATGGACTGTCACCAATGATAAATGCAGTGTTAGTACGATCATTATTTAAAGTGATCATGTTTTGGATTAGTTCTGGGTACCCTGGGCAGCAGATCAAGTTAAACTGTGTTTGTTCTTCACGAAGTGCTGTGCTCGAAGCAACTGCTGATTTCAATGCTTCAACCACTGTGTTACGTTGTGCTTTAGTTCCAAAGTATGGAACTGCTGTTGTAGGATCAACACCGCTTTGTGTGAACCATGTTGCGGCCACTGTTCCTGTTACTGTGGCTAGTTGAGCACTGGTAAATCCTGTGTTTTCAAAACGTTTAACGTTAAATCCACTTCGACGTGTGTTAAATAATATCGTACCACGTGCATATAGTTGATATGCTGGACAATCTGGATCTTTGTAATCGCTGGTAATTAAGCTAGTGATTGTTGGTAGACTGCCTGTGATAACATCTACGTTACCTGTAGCTGACCAACGTGCATCTGCAAATAAAATACCATCTGCACTAACATCGTCAGCATTATCAATTAGGCCCCAACCAAATACTGATGTTGCGCCTGCTCCGTTAACAATACCATAACGATAAATTACAGGATAATTCGCCAGATCAGCGTCACTTGTGCTAATCCATAAATCACCTGCGACTATTTGACTAGTACCATCACTTTGTGTTGTTGGTTCGCTAGCTGAGAAAATTGGACCATTTGGATCTGTAGCTGATAAGTCATAGCCACGTGCATCATTTGCTACGTTGCGATAACCCTTCCATGCACTACCATCATTAATCATAATATCAGCTACTAATGGATCACTGTAGTACCATAGTGTACC